ACCCGCTATCTTTTTGAGCGCCGCTGTTTCGCCGCTCAAATCATATGTAGATAAAGCTGGCGCGACAGTGCGCCAGTTATATATCTATATATATGGGCAACTGTCGCACTGTCGCACATTCTCTAAGTCATTGATTCTATTATACTTAATCGTCTAAAAATGAACTGTCGCAGAAAACAAACTGTCGCAACTGTCGCACTTTTGGCTACAGGCCGCGTATTTACTGGCTGCGACAGTTATTTGGGGCAACTGTCGCACAACTGTCGCAACTGTCGCAGGCTTTTTCAGTGGTTGCTGTTTTGTTGCTCATAAATCGTCCTTATCCACCACTCAAACTCACCGACATCGAGGACATGGCGCATGATATTTACTTGGTAACAGACGAGTTGGATGTTGCCAGGGACGTAATGTTCAGCGTTATTGATGCGATCGATTGATGCATTCAAGGGCATTTTCTTGTTATAAGCGCCGCGGTGATGCGTCATATTTAGGCCACTGACAGCGCATTTACCGTCTTGCGCATGCCAAAGGTCAATGATGTATTGGTTGTCGATGGTCCACTTGAAGCCCTTTTTGACGCGGCCATGCTTGAGCTGCTGGGCTGATCTGGTCAGATATTTGGTGGGTGAGCTGTTGACAACGCGCTGTCGCTTTAAACGAATGCAATCAATGCAGCGCTTGGCCGCAAGCTTGCTGGGGAAATAAGCTGTTGTTGGTTTTGCTTTGTTACAAACTTTGCACGTTACTTTGGAACTGTCCATATGGGAGCGCCGCCGACCTCGATATACTTTCGCATATGCCGTGAATTGTCGGCCCGCTCAACGACCTTGAGCTCTCTATTCTGTATCCAGGTAGAAAGCAGTTGCTTAATTTTACTCTTATTTTCCGCAACGAGGTGATCTAATTCCAGCACGTTGGCTACCGCGATCCCGGCCCAATTCTTAGCCCTGACATCCTCGCGCCATTCATCGCTCCTGATCTCTGCCTGCACCGCATGCAAATCTGCCAAAGTAATCTCATCAAAAGGATCAGGCCATTGCCACGATTCCGGTACGCCCACATTATCCCCATTATCAAGCTGCACAGAAATCATCTGCCGCCAAGAGCTGTCGCGACTAGGCGGAGCCAGGTTATCTTTGCTGTCTCCCTCCCGGCTGAAGCGCCATCGATCTGCCTCATCTATCCCGGCATTGCGAGCCTCTTCATAGGTCATGCTCATCAATCGCCTGACGTGCCTAGCTGCATCCGTTAAGGAGCTTGCGCCTCTGGCGTCACCATATGAGGCTGACTGTCCGTTCTGTGCTTTTCTGACGTGGTGTACCAGCTCCACAGCGCAGTTGCCTTGCTCTGCGATTTTGCCCCAGGTTTTCACGACCAGGTCCATCGCGCCATTATCATTCTCATTGAGCTTGTGACTACTAACGAACGGATCGACGATGATGACATCTATCGAGTTCGCCTTGATGTAATTAAGAATGATGTCGGCTGCCGGCAAAATGATTGGCTCGCCGCCCCGGTTCTCAGCAATCACAACGCTGCTGTCGCGACCTGAGTTGACGAATAGGTTGCCAGCATAATCATCAGCGTCGATTTGATGATGTACAGCAATGCCGGCCAATCGTCTTTTAAGCTCATCTAAAGGGTCTTCGAGATTCCACACCCAAACCTTACGCTTCGGCGTCTCTATCCCAAGGAGCGGGATTCCTGACGCCATAGCCATTGCTTCCGTTAACGTTAGCGCCGTCTTGCCGGTGCCCCCGGCAGCGACCGTAACGCTCAAAAATTTACGTATATAGTGGCGGCCATACACCCACTCTCGCTTCGGCAGCGCCGCAATGTTGCCGATATCCAGCGCCATCGGTGCCAGCGCATCAGTAATCTGTTCTATCTCTTCGGCTGTCGCGACTTCTTTTGTTTCGGCCCAGCCCTTGTCTCTAGCGCCTTTGATGGCCACCGCAAATTCGGCAAAGGTTTGTTCATGCGTATAGCCAGCTTGAGTCCAGCCGGTTGCAGTGCGCAAAATGTCATCGTCGCTTAATCCTCTTTGGACTTGCGCACCAACGTATCTGATCATCTCGTCGTGCCAACCGCCCTGACTAGCATTCAATAATGGTTTTGGCTGGTTCTCATGCGTGATCTTTTCAAGATCGGTAGCAGACAACATGGGAAGCTCTCGCCAATCGCCAGGAACGCCCTGGTCGATCGTCTCTTTATATACGGCGCCGCTACTATGAACGGAACCAGCAGCGATAACGATGCCACCGTTGCCCCTGACATCGATCTTGCTGTCGGGGTCAGTGCTATTCGTTATTGGAAAATCAGGGTTGGCTTGATAATAGAAGTGACGACCTCGCGCTGTCGCGACTGTTCTTGATGTGTAAGGCAAATGCTTCTTCACCCAGGCTTCGGCTTCAGCGCTGTCAGCGTCCACCACCACAACCTCTTTGCCGGTGACGATCGCCCAATTGCAACCAGTGAATCTTGCGCTACTAGCAAAGTATTCAAACTCGTCTTCGCTGACTTCTTTGCCTTGGTATTTTTGCCAGTTAACGAGAGGGATTTTCTCTCGCGCTGGGATGATTGTTAAGCCTTCCTCGAAGAGCGCTCTCGCTTTATCCACGGGTTCGACAGCCTCAATCATTTGAGCCCCAAAGGTCCGGACGGATATCAGATTTCTCGATGCTCATCAGCAAAGAAATCTCTGCTGCCCTTTCGGCGGGTATGCCTTTGCTGCTACGCTTCCACTTATAAATCGCATTGCGACTTAGCCCAAGCTGATTTGCCATGTCGCTTACGTTGATTCCTCGCCAAAAAACTTCCGGTGTCATTGCGCTGCTCGTCCATGAAAAACCCGACTGTAAACTAAAATGTTACAGCAGTAAACCTGCAAGATTACAATTTGCTTACATCAAGCTATTGCTATTAGTCAACCGGAGGTTTACATTTAGCATTCACTTATCGAGGAGGAGACGTGAAAAATGGAAAAAACGCCGTTTAATCAGCGGATTAAGACTTTACGACAAGCCAGAGGAATGAGCCTGAGACACATGGCTGAAGAACTAGAAAATTATGGTGTCAAAGTAAGTCACAATGCAATCGCGAAGTGGGAACAAGAACGTCTGCCTGGGGCAACGCGATTGCCAAGTAAAGAAGTTGTTAGCGCCCTGTGCAAGTTGTTCAATGTCAAGCCTTCGTTTCTCATCGAAGAAATGTTTGCAGGCGTTGGATCGCGCTCTGATAGTGAGCGCATCAAGCGACTTGAAGATGTTGAGCTGTTGACCGACGATGAATTTGAAGCGCTAGTTAACGTTAAAGATTTGTTCATAAAAACAAGGATAGTTAAAGCGGGAGAGGGATGAAAAAGTTATTAGAGCAAATAGTGAGTAAAGAAGCGTCAGTTTTTTGCAGAGAGACAATCGATAGAATATACGAAGGAGACACTTATCATTGTTGTAGCACATCTGAATTTGAAATTTGGCACGTTGGAGATTGCTGCGCATACGAGCGCGGTAGACGTTTAAAAGAAGCGGACCCTGAATTAATTTTTTGCGGCGACCTTTGGTCCAGCCCCTCGTTGATGAAGCATCACATGCGAACGAATAGATTTGTGGAGCGATTGCGAAATCGTGGGAGCGCATGTTGCGTGATGGAAGTGCGCAATGCGCACATGGTATGGGGGCATGACAAAGACATTTTCAGCATCCAAATCCCCGCACATTTGCGTGACGAGATGGTGCGCGCCGCGGCGGCAAATCGGATGTATTCTAAGTCTCCTTTGCTTGGCATCTACATCAACGATGCAATGATTGCATGAAGTTTACAAAATGCATTTTATGAAACAAATGCGGGACCAATAAAAATTAATGTAACCTTTTAGTAGACATCGATTACAATAATCGTTTATGCTCTGCTCTCAAATTGAGAACGGAGACGAACGATGGATGCACGAGCGAGCGAAGTAATACCTGGCAACAATGAACCCACGTTAGATGTATTAGCCGAGCAATGGCTGCAACAGAAATTACTGGAAGACGGACACAGAGCTAGACGTGTCGAGATAGAGCAGCAGATGATCCCTCATCTGACTGAGAAGCCCGAAGGCTCAAGCACCACTAAAACGCGCTTCGGTAGAAAGATCACTCTCACCAACAAAAACAACTATAAGCTTGACGATCTCGAGCTCGAAGAAGTGATCAAGACGGTGCCGGCAAACCTGCTGCCGCTTAAAATCAAAACAACGATTGACGTTACGCGCCTCAAGTACATGCGCAACAACGAACCAGAAACCTATCGCAAGATTGCGAGAGCCTTTACCTCCTCACCCGCAAAGCCCGCCATCAAAATCGTAGGAGGTGCTGAGTAATGGCTATCGATCTATCGGCAATAAAGAAAACAACCGGCTTGAAGCCCCCCTCGATGATTTTGTTTGGCAGTGCCGGCGTGGGCAAAACTACGTTCGCGGCTGCCGCGCCTAATCCTATCTTTCTACAGACTGAAGCCGGCGAAGGCGCATTAGAACTATCTGCTTTTCCGCTGATCAAAACCTTTGATGAGCTGTTAGAAGCGATCGCTGCTCTAATAGAGCATGAGCATGATTACTCGACGTTAGTGCTCGACAGCCTCGATCACCTGGAGCCATTGATTTGGAAGAAGGTTTGCGAGATTGAAGGCAAGAAAAGCATAGAAGAATTTGGCTACGGCAAAGGTTATGTCTTCGCACTCGATTACTGGCGCCAGTTCCTGGCTGCTATTAACTCGCTGCGCGTTCACAAAAACATGTCGCTGATTCTAATTGCGCACACTCACATCCGCGCCTACAACAGCCCCGACACTGAAGCTTACGATCGGTACGAGATCAAGCTGCATGCAAAAGCATCTGGATTGATTCAGGAATCGGTCGATGCGGTCCTGTTTGCCAAGCACAAAATTATTACGAAGAAAGAAGATAAAGGATTTAACCAGACCAGGGTAAGGGGCATTTCTACCGGCGAAAGGTGTTTGTGTACCACAGAGACACCTGGCTACATCGCAAAAAATCGGTACGGCCTGCCATCAGAAATTGAATTAAGTTGGGCAGCATTTGAACAAGCAATCGTAAACGCAACAGCAAAGGAGCAATAAAAATGGCATCACTAAGTTTTAACGTTGATGAAGTAGATGTATCCGATCAACCCACAAAGTACGATCCGATCCCGGAGGACATGTACAAGGCTGTCATCATCGACTCAGAAATGAAGCCAACCAAAGCCGGCAATGGCGCTTACCTTGAGCTTAAATTTGAGGTGATCGATAGTCAGTATGAAGGCAAGTGGATTAGAGCGCGGTTAAATCTGCAAAACAAAAACCCAAAAGCAGTAGAGATCGCGCAACGAGACCTATCGAGCATTTGTCGCGCTATAGGCAAACAGGCTATCGCGGACAGCGAAGAGCTGCACCATAAGCCACTGCAAATAAAAGTTGTGATCCAGCCGCCGCGAGGTGAGTACCCGGCAAGCAACGAGATCAAGGCGTACTTTCCGGCCAACGCGCCTGCGGCTGTCGCGACTCTCCCAGCCCCTGCTGTCGAAACTACACCAGCCCCATCTCCTGCCCCGGCAGCCGCCGGCAAGAAGCCCTGGGAACAATAGATGGTTGCTCTACCTGAACCACCCAACACAACACTTTCTGCCGTGGAGCGAGCGGGCGAGAAGGGTCAGGCCGTCGATGGCGGTCGGGCCCATCTTGGCGGATCAATCATTGGTCGCGAGTGCAAGCGGGAGCTTTGGTTTGGCTTTCGCTGGAGCACAATCGTTGTACATAAGGCGCGCTTGTTGCGCTTGTTTGCGCGAGGCGCCCGCGAAGAAGATTGGTTTAACCATTTGCTCACTCAAGCTGGCGTAACCGTGTGGGATGTTGACCCGGACACTAAACAGCAGTTCAGGGTTGAGGAGGTGGGTGGTCATTTTGGCGGAAGTTTAGATGGTGTTGTGCTTGGTTTGACTGAGGCACCATCGATTCCTCATGTTTCAGAACAGAAGACGCATGCATTTAAAAGCTTTGAAGATGTCGCAAAAAAAGGCGTTTTGAAAAGCAAGCCCGAACACTACTCGCAAATGCAAGTGTACATGCACTTAATGAATTTGCCTTGGGCATTCTACCAGGCAGTCAACAAGAACAACGATGATTTGTACTACGAGCGAGTGCAGTACGACAAGGATGCAGCAGAAGCTCTAATCCGCAAAGCGGAGCACATCATCACAAGCGATCGCCCGCCGGAAGGCATCAGCAACGACCCATCATTCTACAAATGCAAATTCTGCGACCACTCGTTTTTGTGTCACGGCTATTCAACGCCGGCGATGAGCTGCCGCACCTGTGCTTTCGCGACCGCAGAAATTGACGGCGATGCCAGGTGGTCGTGCGCAAAGCATAAGAAAGATATAAGCGTAGAAGATCAGCGCTTGGCATGCGACAAGCATCTATTTATTCCTGAGCTGTTGGAGCCTTGGGCGGAGGTGCTTGATGGCACTGACGAATTCGTTAGCTATAAAAACAAACTCAATGGCAATGAATTCATTAATGGCCTTAATGGATTTAGCAGCAAAGAGATTAGCGTTTGTGCAGAGCCAGCAGTATTGGGTGATCTCGTTATCAATGAGCTGAAAGAAAATTTCGATGCGGAAGTTACTGGGTGAAAAATCCCTACGACATTTGGTATAGCCCAACAGAGCTGGCTATCGCGAAATTAGTTCGCGCAGAAATCAAGCGCGCAAAAGAGGTAAATAGTTAGTGTGGATACTACCAAACAACCTAAATCTGTCATCAGCTTTTGTACCGGATACGCTGGCATCGAGCGAGGACTTGAGCTTGCCGGGCTTGAACTTAGAACACTCTCTTATGTGGAGATCGAAGCCTTCGCCATTGCAAACTTGGTCGCGAAGATGGAATCGGGTTCCCTGGATCCGAGCCCTGTCTGGTCGAATCTTAAAACCTTCCCAGCACACTTGTTTCGAGATCGAGTTGACATCCTTACATCTGGCTATCCCTGTCAGCCTTTCTCAGCCGCAGGAAAGCGCGCCGGAAAAGATGATCCCAGACATCTCTGGCCATACATCAGAGAACACATCGATACAATGCGACCTGTTCGATGCTTCTTCGAAAACGTCGAAGGACACATCAGTCTTGGACTCAGAGAAGTCATCGAAGATTTGGAAGAGCTTGGTTATAAAACGACGTGGGGAATATTTAGCGCGTCTGAAGTCGGCGCGCCGCATCAGCGAAAGCGAGTCTACATCTTGGCCGACTCCGATAGCAAGCGATGGGCCAAACATGATAGCAAGCAAGGAAGCAGCAGCAAAGGAAAACGAACGGACACAGGGAGGGGTCAGACTATCAGGAGCGGTGCTATTGGAGCAGTGGCCGACTCCGACAGCAACGGACAACGGCCCCGGACTCGACAGGAACAACCCACGCGGCATTCAGCAGGGCAACGCTCTAGCGACAGCAGTAGCGTGGAAAGCGAGAGGATGGTGGCCGACTCCAGCAGCACACGAAGCTCGACTCGGTTATCAAGACCGGAGCGATCCGACAAAGAAAGGCACTCAGAAGTCGCTAACAACAGTAGTGATAGATCAGGCTGGCGGCAGAGCGCAGACCAATGGGCAACTGAACCCGGATTGGGTCGAGTGGTTGATGGGTGTCCCGACAGGGTGGACAGACTTAGGCTCCTGGGGAATTCAGTAGTGGTACAGACAGCGGCGAAAGCGTGGACAGTATTGGATAAGGAGATAACGAAGTGACAAAAATATACGTCCAAGTAGACCCAGAAGATTTGGATCGATTCGTCCAGGTGCAGGAAGAAATAGCCGACATGCTGTCGCGATTTTTGATGATTGCTGAAGAGTTGCTTGATGAAAAAGAGGACTAAACAAGCAATCAATTTGCCGCCTTTGGAGTTCAAGCACCCCAGGCAAAGTTGCGGATACTGCGCCAATCTGGTCTTTGATTACTGCACGATCTTTAAAGACAAGGTGCCGATGAAATTTATCCGCAAACAAAACGATTGCGAGCATTTTGATGACCCGTTCACCGCATAGTTATTCAGAAAAATTCTACAAGAAGTGCCCATGTTGCACCAACTGGATAAAGATACGAACGACGATGTGCCAGGCATGCCATCGATTAAAACAGAACAACGATTTAGAACGAGTGATGTGCAAGCCGGCAGACAAGTGGATAAGGGCGCGATGGCGTCCAGGTAAATTTAGTGAAGAGGAGCAGGAATATGAGCGAAGCTTTCAGCAAGCAAGTTGGAGGTAGTCATTATAAAGGGTTTGCGATTGAGCCGATTCGATTCTGTCAGAAAAATGGATTAGGCGCAGCGGAAAGTAGCATCGTTAAATACGCATGCAGATGGAAGCGAAAGCACCGCAACCTTGATGACCTGCGCAAAATTATTCATTACGCAGAACTATTGATCGCGATGGAAATGGAAAACCCAAAGCATGAAGAAGAAGCGTTTAGGAATGAGCGCAGCTTTAAGAATTTCAGTGAGAAAGAAAAATGAAAAAGAGACGATGGGGCGATAACTATTCACAAACGAATGACCAGGCGTGGTTATTCATTCTTGCTGCTATGATCGTTTGTGCCGGGAGTGTTGCATGGACCTGGCTATAGATTACGATTTGCTTTCCGAGAAAATTGCTTTGCAAATCAGCAAGGCGCCAAAGGACCATGAAGTATTGTGGAATGCGCAAGAATGCGCAGACTACCTGCATTTTAAGAAGCGATACTTTGCAGAGAAACTTGCGAAGCAACCAGGCTTTCCTAAAACCAGAGGCACTGGCGCACTTTGGCTCAAAGCTGACATCGTTCGCTGGGCCAAAGGTTAAAGTAACTGTCGTAGCTCTCTCGCATCCTTGTTGTAATAGGTCATTAGTTGTTTGATGTCTCTGTGGCCCGTCACCCGGGCCAGGTCTAACACTTGTAACTTACCTGCCAGCCTGGTCGTTGCTTCATGTCGCGCATCATGAAACGTCAAGTTATCGATTGCGCAGTGCGCGACAGCCTTCCTGAACATTGTACTGACTACGCCAGCAGAGACGCCTAGCATCGTTTCTTTCGTGCGTTCTAGTCTTTGTATTAACTCTATCGCCCGGTCAGACAACGGCACGTTGCGAGATACGGCTGTCTTTGTGATTGTATGTGGCAAGGATATATAGCCCTCGTCAAGATGCACATCCGACCACTTCACCCGCGCAAGCTCTCCCTGGCGCATCGCTGTCTCTAAAGCAACCAAGAATGCTATCGCGACTTTTTGACGTTGCGCGGTTATGGGTTGGTCATCTGAGTAATTTAGCGCGACCAGCAATTGCTCTATCTCTTGATCACTGATCCGACGATTGCGTGGCTCAGGGTCTTTTGGCCGCATCAAATCAGTCATTGGATTGTGCGTCATCATGCGCCAGCGCCTGGCGTACTTGAAGATATTACTGATCAAATTAAGATCGCGATTCATCGTGCTTGGTTCGATCTCTTTTAATCGATCATCGATGAGGCGCTCGACATCCTCTCGCTGTATGTTGGTCAGTTTACGATCAAACAATCCAGGATACCTGCGCGCATACATATCCAAACGAATACGCTCCTTTTGTGCGCCTCGCTTGGTTTCGCTCACCTCTCGCTTGTAGCGCTCGCAGAGCTCGCGAAGCGTACCAGTGGCTATCGCGACTCCAGTGTCTCGCGTCACCATCTCCGCAGCCCAGGCTTGCGCCTGGCGCTTTGTGTCGAATGTTTTAGATTTTCGGCGCCCACCGACTTGAATTTGCGCCTGCCATCGATTGCCTCGCTTCTGATAAGTGCCCTTCATGACCCCTCCTGCTGCAATTTTTGCTGCATTCTGCTGCATTTTGCTGCGTGAAAACGTGTATGAAGGTGTATCTAAAAGGTTTACAGAGCAAATGTAAAGCCCTGAAACCCCTATATTATGGGGCTTTAGGTGTATAGGTGGGTATTAGTGTAGAGGGGAATGGTGCCCGGGGCCGGGGTCGAAGAAGCCCGTTTTTACTGGGCTCAAAGGACGGTTGCTGTAATTTTGCTGTAGTTCATCGCATAGGCGCCTCCTATTGCATCATTAAACCTTGTTGCGCTGAGTTTAAATTAGCCGGTGCAATCTCTGCGCCGAATCGACCACTCATTGATCCTACATTACCTGGGCCGGTCAATCCTTGTCCAAGTAGCGGCAGGATTTGCGGCAAGATTGATGGCGCATTGCGCTGGATCGATTGTAGCATTGTGCCGCGACCCAGGTCTGACAATATTTTCGGCAGTATTGCTGGGTCTGTTTCGGTCAGCACCCTGGCTATTTCAGCAGAGGCAGCGCGCAATTTTTGATCAGTTTGTGTCTGGTTGCTTTCTCTCAAGCTCGACATAATCAAATCGATTGCAGAGGTTGGAGGTGTTGCACCTTCCGCCTGGTTCCTGAATTGCCTCATCAGCTCAGATCGCTGGGCAGTCAAGCTGTTGGCGCCTGCTCTTTCTGTGACGGCCATGTTGCTCTCGCGACCCAGGTTATCCATGAACACGTCAAACGCCTGATCACCGTCCTTGCCGCTTGGAAATGCCAGGCGCATGAGGCGCCTGCGTGTTTCTGTCTTCATCACGTTTCTGGCAATGTTAGCAGACTCAACACTGTTATTAAATTGATCTTGCAGGTTCTGCAAAGCACCCAGGCGAAAAGCTTCCTTCTCGCTTTTGTCCATCCTCATCAGGTCTGCGGCAAGTTCGTCACCATCTTCTGAAAGCAACCCTCGACCTCTTTTCATGGCCTCCATGACACTGCTATCACCCGCGTACAAATTTCGGGCTCTCGCGTACATTGGATTAGCATCATCGAGCATCTCTAAAAATTCAGAGCGAAGGTCGCGCACTGCGTTAACTTCTGTTGCACCAACGCCCTCGCTGGGAATTTTAGGAAATGCGACATCATCCAGACCCTGTTTCATATAATGCAAAAAGCGCGTGTTAATTGCAGATACCGGGGCACCGTCAGCGTCAACGATTCTGCCCTGTGGGGTAATGCGCAAACGCATAGCAACCGGGTCTTTTTGATTGCCTGCGATCCGCACTGCGTTTTGATACGCCTGTTGCATTGCTGGCGTTCTCATCAGTTCTTGTAGTTCTGGCGTGAAAGGTACATCAAGTTTATTTGCTGCACCGTACAGCTTGTCAGCAGTGCTTTTACGAGCGGCCTTCATCGCTTGGAAATCGTTGTAGAAATTGGCGCGCTGTCCGAATGCGTCTTGCAGGATAGTGCCTAGTCGAGCGTTCCTGCCCTTCATCCTTTCTTGCAAAAAACGATTGGCTGTTAGTTTGCCTGGACCTGGCATCACTGACAATACATCAATCAGCGCTTGCGTATTGCTGCCCAGGTCTGCAAGAGTCACTTGCTTGCCTGCTTGCTGGCCGATGAACGCGACAGCTTCATCTACTGACATGCCGTCAGCCTCAATTTGTTGAATCAGCGTCTGTCTTGCCAGGTTGACGCCTTCCCGGTCTGATGCCTTCTTTGACGAGTTAAACAGCGCACGATAAACAGGACTGACTAAACGTTTACCGAATTGGTCTATCACAAGCTGAGAAACGCCACCAAGAGAACCGCCAATTGCAGCACCGTCCGCCCTATCTATCGCGTTACCCTCATCAGCCATAAAACCACTAACTAAGCCAGTGCCGACAGCTTCAGCTCCGCGAGCTAAAGCGGTACGCCCGGCGCCCAGAGGTCCAAGCGCAAGACCGCCAGCAGCCTCTAATGCTAAAGCCTTTCCTTGGTTTTCTTCTCTATACTGATTTATTGTTCCTCGCTCTAACGCGATGCCAACATCTGACGAAGACACGTTCGCGTCTGGAAATCCTTTGTTAACAGTGTCAGCAATCATTGAGCTGTCATTACCAAGTAAAGATCGCGTGAATCCCATCAACTCATCAGATGAGCTTAATGATGCTCCTTGCAAAATCAGGCCAACTTCCGCAGGCGCTAAAGAACCATTTTCTATGGCTTTTAGCATTTGCAAACCTGTCCCTTCGGCTGGCAATCTTCCTGCCTTTTGGCTTTCTTTTAATCGTTTGTACAAGCTATCTATATAAAACTGGGTGCTTTCAGCCATTACGGTGTTTCCCCCTCAAGAGCGTTTACTACGTTATCAAGATTAGGTTCCTTACCCATTGCAGCGCTCGCTCTAGCTTTTAACTGAAATAATGATTTTGACAAATATCCTTCGCTTTTTTGAACTTCCATTACCTTTCTTTGTAGTAGCCTGCGATATGAAAGAGGGTCTGTTCTGAGCAACTGCTCGTTATCGTCTTGAAATTGCATAACACTATTAGCCATTATTTCATCTCTATCCAGCTTCAGCTTGATCGTTTCAATCAATATTCTGTTGCCCTCTACAGTCTTAGAAAGACCTGGCGCTGAATCTAAAATTAATTGCAAGTCAGTGTCTGTTGGATTTGAACCTAACGACTTAACTAATGGCAGAGCAATTTGATTTGCAATAGAATTAAAAACTAATTCAAAAGAAGGGTCTTTTACATTTAAACCAAGATCGATACCTAATCCCCTAGCTGCCGCTAATAAACCCTGGGCAGAACCTGTTTGCGTACCAGAATCAAGTAATGCCGTTAGTTGATTTAGACTTGCTCTTTGCGACCCTGCACCAGCCATATTGTCAAAAATTGGGTCGGTAATTCCGTTGATTTTTGTAATTGCATTTTCATATAATTTTATGCTGGTAGAAGCATTTAGTTCTCTGTCAGATTTAAGTTCTGCTTTCTGGCGGTTAAACTGCTCTATTGATGTTGGCCCCGGTGGTAACCGCAGTGGTCCCTGGCCTGGAGGCATAGACCCCAATATTTCTTGAGCTTGATTTAAATTATTAGCTCGCTGACTCATTGAAAGATTGTATTGTTGTAACTCTGACGGCAATTGGTAAGGACTACTACGCTCACCAGTCAACGAATTCACTTGGTATGGATTACCGTAAGCATCGTTTTGTACTTCGCCCTGCATTCCAAGCACGATTTCTTCTAAAGCTTCGTTGCTTAAATTTTCAACCTGATTAGCTGGCAAACCAAATTCGTTTACCAACATACCAGCCAACGCTTCACGCCTATTCATTAGCTGTATATCTTGGTTAAAATCATACTGATTCATAATCGATTGCTGTCTGCGCAAAATGTCTTGCGGAGAATCTTTCATGCCCAGTGAGACTTGCAGCGGATTAAGAATCTTACGCTGCATAAAGTTACCCAGAAATCCCTTATCTTCCTGCGGGTACATGGTTGGCAATTGCGGTGTTTGTCCGGCTGGCGCCATCTGGCCGCCTTGCAATTGCCCAAGCAATAATTTCTTTTGCTCGTCAGTAAGCGAATTAATATCAAAATCCATATGGACCCCCAAGATTTTGTTGCGCCGAATTTAAATAGCCAGGCTGATTACCGGCGAAAGGTGGCGTACTCAAAGGTTGATTTGGGAAAGTTAGCTGCGGCATTGGTTGCATGCCTGGTCCTTGCGACTGATTCAAAATCTGATTGCGCATGTACTCCTCGTACTCTTCAGGCGTCATTGTGGCTGCCGCGACTGCCGGGCTATTCATGATGCGATCTTTTATCATGCCGCCGATCTGCGCGGGATCATCGAGTAATGATTTACCCGTATCTATATTATCTTGAATGCCGCCGAGCTTTTTTTGTATTTTTTTCGTAACAAGATTTTGCATCAAATTTGCAATGTTAAACATTGTTTTATCCTAGACCAAAATTAGTTTGTGTGCCGCTGCTGCTACTCAAAGTTGGATTAGGCAGCATGTTTGCTCCACTTCTCAGCACGTCGAACATTCTGAATGGGTAGTTCTGCTGCTCCTGGAATCGACTGTATTGATCGTCCATGATCTGCTGCGCGAATTGCTGCTGCTGATTGCCAACACCTTGCATCTGTTGCGCATCTGCATATGTCATGCCTCGCAAATCTTGTCCCAACTGACCTAGCATCCCAGCCCCGGCCAATCTCTGTTGAGCGCCCTGCAAACCAGCATTTTGATTCGCGAGAGCAGCGCGCATACTGTTATCGACATTGCCAAATTGACGATCAAGGTCTTGTTGATTCTGCTGAAATCCCATTTGCTGATTAGCCAAGTTAGCTTGCATTGCAGCGTTTTGATTTTGGAAACCATACGCCTGCGAATTTGCCTGATTAGCCAGCGCTGCTTGCATTGCCGCGCCTTGGTTAGCCTGTGCAGCCTGGCTACGCAGTTGTTGTGTCGCAAGTTGATTTGCTTGATTAGCTTGGCTCGCGCCAGCGCGAAGTTGCTGCGTTTGCATTAAACCTTGATTTCGCAGACCAGCTTCATCGATCGCTGTTCTTTGATTGGCTAGTTGCGCCTGCATTCTTCTGTCTACATTAGCTTGGGCTGCCGCGCTTCCCAGTTGTTGCGCCTGCATATTTGCTGCCTGGTTAGCTTGGCCGGCAGTGACGCCTAGCTGCTGCGACTGCAATCGGCCTTGATTTCTTGCTTGACCTTCTTGCAGCGCTGTTTGCTGATTCATTCCCTGTGATTGCAAAGCACGATCGCGATTTGCTTGGGCGGCAGCGTTGCTAAGTTGTTGAGCCTGCATGTTGGCGGCCTGATTGCTTTGACCTGCATCGACGCCTAAAGACTGAGATTGCAAACGACCTTGGTTGGCCGCTTGACCGGCAGTCAATTGAGCCTGCTGATTGGCCAGCGCTGCGCGCAAGCCCGCATCCTGATTCATCTGCTGTCGCGACAAATTGTTTTGCGCATTGGCCTGCTGCGCGGTCATGTTCTGAGCTTGGTTCGCGAGAGCAAATGCCCGGGCGCTGTCCTGGTTGCTCATCATGCGCTGCAAGCCCTGCTGTCGCGACTGCAAAGATGCGTCCTGGTTTATCTGGCCTGCTCTGAGCGCTCTATCTGCATCGCTGATGCTGGCCTGTTGATTAGCCAGAGCAGCCTGAAGGTTAGCGTTCTGATTGACCTCGCCACCGCGCAAACCTAACTCAGCATTCGATTGGCTGGCTGTCAGTCCTGATTGCTGATTAGCAAGAGCGGCGCGCATGTTTGCATCTTGCGCAGCTAATCCGCTCTGTAGGCCAAGGCGCGCTGCTTCAGTCTGGCCTTGCAGACCGAGCTCTGCGTTTGCCTGACTAGCAGCTAAACCGCTTTGCTGATTCGCAAGAGCAAATTGACGATTGGCCTCTTGTGCTGCAAGTGCGCTTTGCAGTCCCTGCCGACTTTGCTCTGTTTGGCCTTGCAAGCCCAATTGCGCATTTGCCTGGCTGGCTGATAATCCCGTTTGCTGATTAGCTAACTGCCCTTGCAGACCCGTTTGCTGGTTAGCTCGAGCTGCATCACTTCTTCTCGCCAAGTCTGCTTCGGCAAGACGCGCAGCCGATTCAAAGCCTTGCGCCCTGAGCGCCGAAGCAGTTTTAGCAGTTTGCTCCAATGCCGCTCTGTTTGTTTCACCTTCAACAATCGCAGCTCGATCGCCGCCGAAGGCGCCTGATGAAATGGCACTTGCTGCATTTTGGTTTTGCTGCATTTTGCGCGCACGTTCTATGTCACCTATTGCGCTATCGATTACACCAGTTTGATACTGGTTCATATAATCGTCTAAATTAGTGTCTCTAAATTGTGCGGCATCTACTCTCTCTGCTGACACGTCATTTGCGGATACGGTGCCTGGCGTGATTTGACCAGTTTGCACTGCTGCAACGTTGCCGATATCGTTCGCTGTCACTGTGCCAGGATTAATCGCACCAACACCAACCTCGCCGACCGAAGAAACGTCACCCGCGTTTACCCGGCCTGCGTTGATATTACTTGGCATGCCGATTTGCTGCGCATTACCAGCAGACGCGCCAGGACCGAGCAAATCGAGCGGCCCTATATCGTCGCCTCTTTGATACATCTCTCTAATTTGACCGGGATCATTGACCATCGAATTAGATACATCATCAAAAGATATTCCGGTATCGACATTATCAACACCAACATTCCTGTTGCTAAAGCGCTCCCTGGCATCTCTCACATAAGTGCGACCAGCGTTAATACCTGTGTTTATATCGTCAACGTTAACGTTTCGAGAATTAAAGTTTTGACCAGTTCTTCCTGCATAAACATTGCCGGCATTTGCGCCGGTATTAATGTTTTGTACGGTTGCGTTTCTGCCGTAGAAATTTGTCGGTACATTTTGTGAACGGACTTGCTGCTGTCCGCCAGCTCTACCAGCATTAACATCACCAACACGATTGGCCGCACCTACTTGGTTAGCATAAACATTGTTTGGCTGATAAGCGGCTACGCCCTGCGCAGCATTAATAGCCTGGTTAACTTGCTGTTGCCCTATACGGCCCCGTGACGCATCCAGTGTTGCCTGCATTCCCTGCTGCTGGAATGGAGACATTGGAGCCACACGCGCAGCGTTGTAAGGTGTGTAAGGAGTGCGCGATAGCGCTTGTCCCTGGTTAAAAACACTAAGCAGAGAGTTCTTAATTTGCGGGTCCATCTGCTGTGAACTTTCACTACTGCCTTTTCCAAAACTCATCGGTTTCCTCCTCGGAAAACTGGCGCCATTACGCTACCACTAAACCTCGCATTTTGATCGTAACCGCCAAAACCAGGGTTGTATTGTTGCGGCGCTGCCACCGGCAACGGCGCTGGCGGCACATAATTGTTTGCATAACCTTGCATCATAGGGTTACCCATTTGACTAGCTGAATCTAAAATAGGAATTTGTGTTTGTCTTTGATGCCCATATATGCGCGGTGCAGGTGCTACATAAGGCTGTTGTTGGCGCCCTGCAATCGCCTGCTGATATCGTTGCTGCACAGTTAGCGGTTGAGAATATTGTGGTGCAAATTGCGAAACAGTGGGATTGTTTATATTAAAACTTTGGACGGGCATCGCGCTTGCTTGATCTGCCGAATCTAAAATCGGCATTGCTTGTTGACTTGATATGTTGGCCTGCTGCGCTGGTAGTGGTGGCGGTGATTGCTGAAACAAAAGAGCGTCTCTTGAGGTTATCCGCCCATCTCCGTTAGCGTCATACTGTAGGTCTGGCTCAATAACACCTGACGCCATTTGCATTATATTGCCCACCTCACTGTTTTGATCGATTGGCGGATTAAGAGGTGCAGTTGCTGCTTGATACGCCTGCTGCTGCGTAGAGGCAGCCTCCTGAGACGGTTCTTGCGCTGAAGGCTGATCAGGCTGAAAACGTTCTATATTATCGTAATATCCGACAGGAAAGCCCTGTTCAATGCCGGCATCATTCATTGAAGGTTCTTGCGCTGGTGCCGGTGCTGGTGCAGCAGCTTGATAAGGATTCTCGTCGGGCTCAGTGCCGTAGTTATAGTTACTTTGAACAGGGGATTGTTGCTGATTAGAGCGATTAATCGACTGATTGTAAGGCATTAAATCTAACGATGCTTGCGCGCTATCCTGATCAGCCTGGGAGGTTGTCGGTGTTGGCTGATAATCAGCAACGTATGTATTCGGCGGTGTGTAAGCGCCAAAATTATAGTTAGGATTGTAGTTGTCGTACATTCCTCGCTCACCACCAGTATGAGAATCGTCTTGCGGATATTGCGGCTGCGGTTGAGGCTGCGGTTGTGGTGCAGGCTGCGGTTGTGGTGCAGGCTGCTGGGGCGGCTGATAAGGCGCATAATTACTGCCAGGCAATTGATACTGGTTGTAATACCCGGACATAGGCTGCATCACAAACTGTGAACTTCCGTAAGCATCCTGTTGCGGATTGTATGGCGCTGGACCACCTAGCGGTTGTTGCGGATTGTAGTAGCCATAACCAGTATTGCTGGCGTAATTATTGCCGCCATAATTATTGTTGCCGTAATTATTGCTGCCATATTGATTTTGCGGCTGGAAGTTTGAGCCTCCTTTTCCACCGCCACCGCCACCTTTACCCGTTGACATCTTTTATCTCCTTAAACATGCTCACATGACTCACCTTGTAACCGATGTCATCGAGAGCTTTGGTCCAGCCTTTTCGGCCAGACAGTGTTATATATTTCGCTTCTAAAGCGCGGCCAAATTCTTGAAACGTTTCGTCCATACCTTTGATTTCCATCAAATCGCCTGCCGCTAAAAAAATATGGATAGCGCGAGCTCTCGGGTAACAAACAACTTCCGTTATCACGCAGCTTTTTTCTGCCGGCCAAAAGTGCATCCGACCCTCGTCAACAGCTTCAACGATGTCCTCAAATAAATGAGTGCCGCCGGCAAACTCAAGCGCGGCTTCGAGCATGACCCGGTATGGCAGCATTGCCTCTAACGTGCTTGGTGCTGCTAGTGCTTCCTTTGCGTTCATAAGGCTGTCGCTCCAACGTTGCCTGAATTATCCACCTCGATGCTGTATCGAGTGCCGTTTGGTGATTTCAAAATCAACCTCGCTGCACCTACCTCAACATCCTGATTCTTTTTGTGATTCAATTGATCAGCTTGCTCGATCAACAAATTCATTTTGTTAGTGTCAATATCCGAATATTTTTCTGGCGCCGCAGGTAGAATCATCGAACGCTCCCTGGCACAACATCTAATCGCATCACGCCCACGCGCCAATCTGTTTGTCGATTGCCTGTAACGCGCATACTGAGCTGACGTCCCTGGAAGCGCACTGATGTTGGATTGGAGAGGCTATATGGGCCGTGTTCTGTTTCTGGCGCATTCGGATAACTCTTTGTCTTAAATATAGCGGTGACATCACCCTGCGTCTTCTCGTCAGGGATTAGATTCTTCGCAACCACTACTCGATCACCCGATCCAATTTCAACAGGTCCACTCTCAGCAAACACGGTTGCGTTGTCGTAGTTGAATCCAACTTCATGCTCGTAAATGTATCCGTCATCACCGACATAATTTGGGTAAATGAACTCACCGACATCTGCGCCGGCTGTTCTAACCAGTGATCCGACCGTCCAGAATTTTTCTTTATAGTTGTATGTCACATACGAATCATTTTCTAACGAGTTGTTGCTTGGATAGAACCAAACAACTTCTGAAAATTTGCTGTTCAATACACCGTAGACTTTTGATCTTTGGCCTTCGTTGATGTTGTTGAAAACGAAATCGCCCACGGTACTGGGTATTGTTCTCACGCCACCGTCATAAACATAAAAGGCATTGGAGCCCATCCAGATCGCGAAGCCGTCCGCTTTGACGCAGGCATTCGCAGATGCAATACCGCAGCCTGTGCCGACTCGCTGAAACCCATAAACAAACGGTGGCCCCGAATAGCGCGCAACATGGGCGTCTGTCGTTGTCAGAATTAAAGTCTCACCGCGCAGTTGCTCTGCGGTCAGAATGTTGCCGGCTGTTGTCAGTGTAAAACCACCTGCCTGGTTAGTCGCTGTCGCGGTCCATACATTGTTGTTTTCTTGATCGCACCATTCGACTCGATCACCTTCACCACCAGCACCCAGGGCAAAAACAAATCTTTCGTCTGTAGTAATAATCGCAGTATTATTAACTGGCGCATTACTCAACACTGCCGCTACTGTCGAGGTGTTGTTAGTCCACTGATATATTTTGCCGTCAGCATTTGAGCAGCCGATCGCGTACTCACCCCAGTTGTCGATTGACCAGGACGTTGCTGGAACATACGGACCGCTATCTGGTCGCGTTGTTCCCCAGGAGCTCAATCCCCAGGTTAAAGCATTCCAACCTAAATTCTGCACTGCGTTATCATCGCCTGCCGTAAATCCTACCGGCGTGATATCGTGGATCGCGTTGCTCTCATCGATGGCGTATAGCTTACTGGTCGTACCTGCAACTGTTCGTCTGCCGCCAGAATTGTCGCGATAGCTCACGATCTTTCTGCATGCCCCGGTCATTGCTGACGATGTTCTTTTGCGCCATCCGCCCACCGGCTGAAGGCTGCCTTCATACCAGCGTATTAAATTGCTGTCATTCCAAACGCCGCTTTGCTGATAGTCAGTGCCATTCTTATGAACGCCTGCTGGTATCTTTAATGCCATCAATCCCATTTAATAACTCCAGATTGCCGGCGCCGGAAACCCATGCGCTTTGTCTAGGTGAATGAAACGTCCTGAACCTTTTTGATTGACGCCTACGCGCTCAAAACCCATCTCAAGCGCTGCCGCAATCACCTTCAATGCTTGATCGCCGGTTGCTGCGATATCAACCGCCCGACCTGTTGCATGTGATCCTGGCTTATCTTTGCGCTTTTCAACTGGATGCTCTGCGCATCGATAGGCAGACGATAGTATCAAGGGGAATCCGACCCTCTCTCTCAGCGCATCAATCTCGTTTGCGAAAGCCCAATCCATACCAGACAACGATCCGCAATGCTGGCATCTAAATTCATCTTGGTGAAAGTATTTCACTTGGCTACACCTTTCACTTTCTCGACGCCCCGTATTCCTGACATACCCAGCATGCCTAGCATTACTGGATAAAGCAGATCGCTATTCACTGGTGGCAGCTCTAGCCAAACGCTAAGAATAGGTTGGACGATTACATTATATGCAAGGCCAATCCAACAGACATGGCCGATTGCTGGGCGCCAGGACGATTGAAACCAATTGCCTTTCGCGTCTTCTTTGTTTAATTCAATTTGCGCCAGCGCTTGTTCTTGCGCATGACGTTCGGCGAGCGTACTGAGTTCAAACGCGATGCGCTGCTTTTCGTCAGCGTCAGGTATGAACTTATCAAGCAACTTTGTTGCTGGACCTAGTAGCTCGCCAAGTATCATCTAATTAATTTCCTCAGTTTTTGGCATCAGACTTTCGGTCAGCGTGTTGGTGTATGCATTCAGCAGCACTTGCATTTCTGATCGCTGCATCTCTAAATCGGAAAGGCTTTTGAATAACGCCTCTGCCCGATTGACATAGCTAGTGTTACTTTCGCTCAGGTCTGCTCTCATCACTTCCTGCTCACCTAACGTTATCTTTTCTTGATCGATCTTGATTTCCATTTTTGCTCGCTCCTAATACTTCACCACAACGGTGAAGCTTCCTTATTTATCTCTGCTGTTCCACAACTCAAACAGCACTTTAATTTTTTCCGCCATCGTTTCTTGATTCGCATGCATTTTCGCTAACACAATCACTAATGTGATGAAGCCGAATATCGGCCCGTAATAGTCCGCGATAGCCTCCATCAAGACAGCATCGCTGCACAGACGCCTGCGCCAGTGGTCACGACAGTACCAACGACCAGCCAGGCCAGCTTTTCCCAGCGGGCCGCATGCGCGTCCGCTACTGAACGAAGATTTTTTAACTCATTTAGAGCCTCGCCCCAGCGCTCACCGCACTCAGCTTCATGCTTCGCGATTTGCTCTAAAGCTCTAATTGCCAGGTTGCGTTCTTCGTTTGTCACTTTTGGCACCTATTTTAAGACCAGGGAACACCAGAGGCTTGCGTTGGATTCTTTTGCAGATCAATGTTCGCGGCTAACGATGCTTCAATAGCGTCTTTGTCAATCTCTTCGTAGCACCAAGACAGCGCAAGCTCTTCAGAAATTGAATCGTAATCCACCCAATCGGAGCTAGATGGATCAGGCGTAAACCCGCAAGTGCCGTAGGATGAAGCTGAAAAGTCACCGTCTACTAGAGAAGCTCTCCAGTGTGCAACGACTACACCACCGTCTGCTACGTTTCTTTCCAGTGTACCAATTGTCCATGTTGTCATTGATTAAACTCCTTCTGTCTGTGATGCGCGAAATGCACTTATTATTTCCTCAGTATGAACCGCTGCACATATTGCTTGCACTTCTGCTGATTCGTTACTGTAGTCATCGCCTGCGGAGATAACGTGTCTGTGGTAGCCAGAAGATAGCTCTACGCCGTCTTCAAGCACCTGAGTACAAGTCCTGATTTGAACCGCTTTGTATGGGCCAACTATCTCTATTTTGTCTTCACTGATTACTTTTTCTAAAGCCATTGTATTGCTCCTGTCTGTGCCTATCTCTGATAAGCGTATGGTTGTTACTTAGCTAGCCATGTAGCTGAATGAAATGTAAATTGCTGTACTAGATGTTAAGTCTCCATGTTTTAACTTATCAAAACCCCCAGATGAAGTGGTATAAAGCATCAAACTTGAGGTTGTGTTCAAATAGCCTGATGTTACTGGACCAAAAGAAGCATCAATATATTGAGCTAAACAGCCCATTGTTGTTGCCTTATCATTGGCTTCAGCGGTAAAAGGCAAGCCACCAATAGTTACGTCAGCAGTAGCTGTGGTATCAGAAAACGAAGATAGGTATGTGTAGCAAGTCACTAGTCTGCCCACCCTCGTATACTTGCTGGGGCCCGCACTAGCTGTCCCAGTTGTTAGAGTAGGAGTCCAAGTCCCCTCCTCATAGTCATCCAGCTTATTTGCCGCTGCCGTCCCGCCTAGATAGACTCCCCCGCTTAGATATGCGTCTTTGAAGCGGACAGAACTAGTACCTAAGCTCATTGCGTTATCGTAATCAGCGCCTGCGTTTGTAGAAGGCACAATGGCGTAAGCGTCCCCTAATGGTTTAATGCCGCCATAACTTGCGTCAGCAAAAAACAAATCGCCACCGTTAGTACCAATACTACCTACGGTTGTGCCGTCTTTTGCAAAGGAAGCAATAGCTCCATCACTTGACTTACGATTTAAATATAAAGGATCGCCATTAGACCTTACTCCAACAAAACCTGTGGGACGAACCTCAAAGCCATCCGTTGTTAAATCTGATGAAGTCTTACCCACCAAGAAAATGCCATCATTTGTCAGGCGCGCCCTCTCCGAACCGTTAGCGTTTATAGCTACGTTATTAACACCTACCCCATAAATACCATTAGCGTAAGAGCCTGCGCCACCAAAAAAGTAGCCGCTTGTAGTAGCGGTAAAACTATTGCCTGACGTAATTATATTGCCCGATAGGTACAGGTCTTTGAAGCGAACACTTGATGCACCTAAATCTCTAGCATTGTCAGCCTGCGGGTAGAACCTAGAAGTGTCAAAGTTATAATTGCGAGACCCTGCCAGAAATAGTTTTAGCATCCCGCCTTGAGAATTTATAGTTAGATCAGTGCCATCATTACCCAACGAGCCAATTGTGCTGCCGTCTTTGCGGAGGTCTAAAATCGTGCCATCGTCTGTTGTGCGATTAAAGATTCCAGCAGTGGTTCCATCAGAAGCAGCTTGGACAATCCCGTTAGCGCCATCAACACGAAAACCTGTCGTGCCTGCGCCGCCTGAGCCAACTGTTGTCGAAGTAGTACCCACCAACAGGTTAGAGCTTGCATCCAGCGTCATAGCCTGAACACTTCCAGATGATGGACTCATTATTTTAAAAGTCTGTCTACCGTTACCGTCCTGAAGAACTAGACCACCAGAACCATCGCCTGATAAACGACCACCTGTGCCGTCACCGTTGACGTAGATTATCCCCGTAGACCCTATTCGGAAACGTTCTGCGTTGTTAGTGCCAAAGATTAATGGCAAGTTTGCTCTGTGATAAACATAAGCTCCTGAGCTATTTTGTATCAAATCAAAACTGGTAGTCCCTAAAGTTGTGCCGTTTCCAGATATACGAACAGAACCTGCCGCTGTGCCTGTAAAGTCTCCAGTGCTAATAGCTCCACCATCTACAGCCAAACCACCCATCGTGGCTACTCCGGAAATCGTCACACCGGAAGATGAGCTGGCTAGTTTTGTATTGCCGTCATAAAATAAAGATACTGCCCCGTCTTGGATTCCTCCAAGTATTGCTTCATTACCAGCCGCATTTTGTACTTCTAAGTAATCTGTTTTAAGTATTAATCTACCTGCGCCACTTGAGTCATCAACATAGGAATGTGTACCATCATGATAAATCTGTAAATCACTGCCAGCGCCGAAGATGGCTTTACTTGAATCGGCAAGGGTAATGTCATCGCCTGTACCGACTGCGATATCTGTGCCGCCTGTTGTATTACCCGCAGCAAGAATTTCAGCAAGCGTATCTGAAGCGCCAGAGCTTACCCCGGCCATTGCATCAACTACCGCTGCGCCGCTGCCTGCACCATCAAGATAAACAACTGCTGTCTTGCCTGTTGCTATTGTGACGTTGGCGCCAGTACCCTGGCTAATTGCAATCGATTGTCCGCCGGTCGTTGCGTTCTCGATCCACATGACCCGACTAATTGTGTTAGGCGCAATGGTAAGCGTTCTTGTGGCAGTCAGCGTGGCCGACGAGGTGACCTTGAAATACATTGCCCGCGCTGGATCAGCGGACCCGTCAGCAACGGTTGTTGTCGCGTCAGCATTGGCAGCAAAACCATCCTGCGTTGCATAGCCAAAAGCGGCAGCAATATTTGTCAGGTTGGTATTTGTTTTATCGCCCCAAGTCGCGGCAGCCTCGCCTGTGGCTATAAGCTCAAGGCGCAAATCGTTAGTATATGTTGATGCCATTTTTTAGTCCTTACGCTGCTTCTTGCCAAGCTGTTGAAGCGATTGTTTGAGGTGACCAGGTATCGCTCGAAGACGATTGATCAGTCCAGTTGTTATGTGCTGAAGATTGTTCCTGCCAACTATCTGACGCAGACGATTGATCTGCCCAAGCAGTCGTAGCGCTACCTTCCGGGCGCCACTTCCGCCGACCGTTAGCACTAACAAAAGAAACAGCCGCGATAGTTGCAGCGCCAAGAAAAACTTGTCCCGCACTTGCATCGAACGAAGATGATCCTGCAATTGTTGCAGAACCGACTGCAACGATCTGCCCAGCCGCCTGGCTGCTTGACTGAGCCGAAACGTCAGCGGACGCTTCGCGAACTCGTAATCCAGCAGCAGTACATCCGCTAGCCGCTGAAATCGTTGCCGAAGCGCTTTGTATGCGGCTCGCACTCGCCGAAAACGAACTGGCGGCACTTGCTGTTCCGGCGCCTTGTTGTATTCGTTGTCCGGCTGATGTGAAGGCTGAGTTGGCTGCTGCACTGGCTGATCCTTGCTGTATTCGTTTCGCAGTGGCTGAGAATGCGGACGCTGCCGCAACGGTGGCCGATCCGTCTTTGTAGGACCATTCGCCCCATTTTCCAGAGCCCCAAGCGCCATAGCCAAATCCGGTCGGTTCACTCATTAATTCAGCGTGATGTCCAAGTCACCGGCGGGTATCCGAAACACATCCCCGGTGGCAATTGTCTTGTTGGCATCCAGGCTCGCGAAAGCCAGCATGTTTCCGCTGCTGGCAGCGTCAAGGACAGCAACTGCTACCACTGTTCCATAGTTAGCTGTTGCTGTTGGGTACTCGATTGCGGCAGCGTTAGTTGTTGCGCTGCCGCTCGTTGTGAAGCTCGCTGACTGACGTGCGTATGCGCCGCCTGTGACCTCTGTGCCGGTGGTCGAGTCAGTGGGTGCTACCGTATAAAGCGCAACGTACACAGTCGATGGTGACGTGTATGCGGTGTTGCTAAAGGCGTGCGCCAGCAGTTTGTTTTCTAAATAGTCTGTGAATGCCATTTGCCTTCCTACTGAAGTGCGCGTGTGCGCATTTGAACTGATGTTTGACCGCGTGTGCGTTGATCGCTGACGTGCATATCTTCAACTTTTTTCTGATAGATACTGCCCCACACACTAATGCGCTCGTCATCTCTCAGATAGGGAGCTGACTGCAACAGGGCGCCATAGAGGTAGATGTCAGGGCTTAAAGACAAAAGCCAGTTACTGGTATTGCTGTCAGAAAGAACAGGCACCTTGGCGTAGTAAACGAGTTCTGCCGTGTATCCGGTGCTCGTGTTATCTGGCGCCGGGTAGACTTCGATCTCTGTGCCGACATGGGTGTAGTATCGTGGCTTGCCAGTTGCGCTAGATGATGCGCGCAGCTTGTTCATGTACTCGTTAGTGACATACTCAAGCGGTTCTACTGGGTCAGTCTCTAAAATCAATTGCACCGACTGCATCCAATCAGCAGGCGTTGCACTGAACCTTGAATCGATCGTTGCCTGGCTGCGCGTGATCATGTATCGATGACGAATGTCACGCTGAAACTCTGCTTCCGCCAAACTAATAAAATCTGGAATTGCCGAGGTCAAATCATCTCGATTCAGCCAATCAGCAATACTTGCTTTTAATTCAGCGTAAGTAGTGAGGGCCACTAAACAGTGCCTCCTCTCGTTCTGAAGTATTTGTTATCGCCGTCATTGAGCCAGCGTTTGAAGCGAGCAGGGTCATCAACGATGCCCTGCTGCTTCAGGTCGTAGTAAACACTCAAGGGGATACTCGCAATTTTGCACCACTCGCCGAAGCGTTTGTGCCGGTCTATAACGTTAGACGATCGTTTGTTTGCTTCGATAATCTTTGTCACGTCTTGCGAAGTTGCAATGACGAATTTGTCATCTTTGAGCGTATCGCCTTGCTCGTAGATAAAATCAGTTTTTATCTGAGCATCAGCGTCAAACGATAGATTGCGAATATCTTCCATGATTAGTCCTTATGAAGTGCTTAGGTCTCGAATAACGCCCAACCCGGCCTCGTTATTCACTTGCAGTCCGTACTCAGCTAACAACATATATTTAGTTGCATCGCCGGTCTTCGCAAGTTCTTCGCTTTGCAGAGGACGCAGTGTTGCCATCTCAACCATATCGGGGTCTACAACGTAAGCATCACGCGCTCTTGAGAACCGATTTGGCACGATAGAAATCGAACCGAAGTCGGACACATACACGTCAGCAGCACCGATTATAGAAGTAGGACCGTCAGGTGCCTGGTAACGTTGAGCGGCGATGCCGGCGAAGCCAGATACAACCGTCTTAACGTGGGGACCGACCATTAAGAACTTAGGATCACCTCCATTTGAGTACATTGATTGAACGACTGATTTTACCATAGCCTCAGTCAGCGCCCTTTGTGTCCCGTTAGTAGGCGCCGCGTTGGGAACACCACCAGACAGTGTTGGGTCTGCACCATTAGCACCGTTAGACGTGTTAGTGGTTAACCAAGATGTAAGCGGTGCTGTTTTACGAGCAACAGAAGCGCTTCCGCCTACGGCAGCATGGCTCAAACCGCAAAGGTTGTGCTCCATGTCTCGCTTGAGCTCATCGCCCTTCTTAGCAAGTTGATACGCAATTTCCGACCGTCTGCCGGCTTCATCAATTGCGCCAGACAGGTTGTCCGCAATGATAAAATCTTTGCGAGAAATTTGCGTGTAATTGCCGAGTCTGACAGTTGGCGTCACTGCTGCAAACGAGGACAAATCGTCGCCATCGATGTGGTGGTTAGCTGCGGCGGCGGCCAATGAATCGGTCTGCCACTCAAAGAAAGTGTTAGATACTTTCTTCTTTTTTGTCATGTTACTGATGAAAGGAGTGGTCTGGGGTGAGATGTTAAAAATCACATTCGACAAATCCTCACGGATGCCGACTGCGCTGTATTTTGTAAAAGTGTTTGTAACGATTGCCATTGTAATTGCCTTAAATTAGAGATTCTAAAAGACCTGCTGCGTCTTCCAGCCGGCCACTTTTTGCAAGACGTTGACGAGCGTTTTTTACTTTCTTTGAACCAGGTTTAACTTGGCCTTGCCTGCTGCCAGGCTTGACGGTTGCAGAACGATTGCCTTTCTTGGCAGCCTTCTTTATCCGCGATTGGCCCCTGTCGTAAAGCATTGCCTTACGCAGAACCTTAATGTGATTGGCGCGAACGAGTGATTGAAGTTCTTCTTCTGCAACGCCTGCTTCTAAAAGATATTGGCGCAGCTCTTCTCGTTCTGTTTGTGCCGTCGATTCATCCTTCCATTCTGGGATGACCTCTGGCAGCCGGTGGACTTCTTCGCTCAAAACTTGCTGCATTGCTTGCGTTTGATACTGCTGGTTTGCTTGCGCTACCCGCTGTTGTTCCAACTGTATCGCCTGAAAGCGTTCCTGCTTGGCAAATTGGCGTTTGTTCCACTCGCGCTCTAAACGGGTTGCCTCTATCGGGTCTTCGTTATAAAGACGATCGAAATCCGGCACCGGCTCATCACTGGTGTTCAATTGAGTTTGCAATGCACCAAGGAGTTGTGCGTATTGCTGTCGCTCGAGGAGTACTGCATCGCGGTCTTGCTCAAAACTATTACGTTCTGCCGCGAGTGCTTGACTCTTCTTTGTGTAGTCTGCTTGGCGTGAGTACCCATTTTTGAGTTCGTCAAGCTGAACCTCAACTTCTTCTCCGTTGATTTTAACGGTAAAAGCTTCGGCTGCTTGCTCTTCCTCATCTGGGTCGTATTCATCGTCATTCAGATCGGCATCGTCTTCTGCTGAGTCGAAATCATCAGATTCTTCGAACTCAGCCTCTAACTCAACCTCGCCCTCTTCGGACTGGTCAACGCCTTCTTCGATCTCTTCAGCCTTATCCTCTTCAGGGGCCAACATATCTTCGATTGCGTCTCTTGCTTGGAAAAGTCCACTACTGGGATTTTCCGCATCATATTCCATTTTATCACTCATAAACTTTAGCTCCTATTTTTTTCGAAAGCGATCGAGTCGGCAGCAGCTCGCATGCTGTTAACTAAGTGATCCATCGCTTCCAATTGTGCGTGTAGTCTTTCCCTGTTATCGGGTTTCCTCTCACGCTGCCACATCTCAAAAATTTGGTACTTCACTCGACTGCACAATTCCTCAAAGTCGGGTTCATCGAACATCCGCTGGATGCTCTCAAGATACTGCTGCTCCGTTTTGGCCATTGTTCACGCTCGCTAGTTGTCTTATCGCCTCCCGGTCCCGCTCAGAACCGGCCTTGATCGCTGCTGTATCAACCTGGGCACCAAAGCGCGCAGTAATCTCAGCGGCCTTCAGTGCTATATCTGCCTCGTCTTTATCTCTGCGACGATCGTCTTCGCGCATCATCTTCTCGCGCTCAAGTTGCAGCTCCGCTTGCTTCTTCTGTATGTCAGCTTGGATGCTCTGCATCTGCACTTGTATCAGTGCAGCGTTAGGATCAGGCTGTTCTTGTTGTTCTTGTTGCTGCGGTTGATACTGAGATGGGTCGGTGAAGAATCGATTGATATCTTTAAAGCCAGCCAGCTCTAACATTTGCGTCATCGTCGCGTAATAGTTCTGCGCATTGACGATGGGGTTGTCTGGACCTAGTTGCTGCAATAATTGCTCTTGCTTCTGCGCAATTTGTTGCAGCATTGTCAATCGCTCAGTGTCTCCGCCTTTACCCAGGCTAACGTTGGCAACCACGTCCATGCTGGCGTTCCAGGCATCCGGGCTCATCGGCACAAAGTTGTTGCGCAATCTAATCATGCGCGTTCGTTCCTGATGCGTAACGACTAGCTTCAAGATGCCTTTGAAAAGTCGCGACATGCCATTCTCAGCAAATAGCCTAGCAATCATTTCTGTTCTTTGTTGCGCTGCCTGGATCGTTTGATTGACAGCCATCAGCGTCGAGCTTTGCAGAGCTTCTGGCGCCAGGCCATCGGCGGCCTTACTGATCCCGGTCCTGTTCTCTCTGATCTCGTCAAGGTATTGCATCATGCCAAAAGCATCGCCACCCACATAAGGCAGCGTGAATGGCACAACAGCACCTGGCTGTCGCATACGAATAATGCCGCCGGCCTCGACGTTCATTACGTCTTCCAGGCTTGCCTGCCCTTCGACAACACCAACCCTGGGGTGAGTAGACATTGCCAGGCTATCGAGTGATGCTCGCAGTACAGCCGATTTAATCCGCTGTATGTCCATTGTTAGATCGGCGATCGACATGCCGAAGAATGAATGCGGTTCAGGATCAGGGCAGAACATTGCAAATGGGATATCGTCGCAAGGCTCGTTCCGCTGTACTTCATAAGTAGGACCAGCGCAGCATATCTTGCGCAGCTCACCGATACCGTCACCATCCATATCGATTCGCATGTACGCTTCAACGTACAGCACGCGTCTTCGCGTTGGATCAGAGTAGTCACGAGTCTGCTGGCTGAACTGACGCTCTCTTGCTTCTACGTTGAATAAGTCGAAGTCTTCATCATCAGTAGCGTAATCGATGATGTCATCGTACTCGTAACCCATTTCAACGAGTTCGCTAACAGTAGCGTAGCGGCGGTGGGCGATGAGATCGGCGTCAGCAAAGGAGCGAGCGTGGCGACTGACAATGATCTCTTCTGGAGGCACCGCCGCTACTTTTACTTTACCGTTAGCACGTCGGTGCGTAACGCTGACCGTAAAAAGTTGGACTTGTTGGCCATCGGGCGAATCGATCGTGTCGTTGCTCGCTGTTTCTAGGGATGTGACATCTACGTTAGGATCGGAGTTGAGTGCAGCTAGTGCTTGCTCGTCGAGTCCTGATAATTTGTACGACTGAACTTCTTCTGCTTCGTCCCAATAGTATTTTAAGAATCCGCTGCCCTTTACGAGCGCGTCTTTAAATACTGCATAGAGAATCTCGATATAGCTTTGGTCTTGGTCTTGATTCAAAATGTAATTTGCGTAGTCAGTTGCCTGGCTTGCCATTTCTAAATCTTCTGGACCTTGCGGGGCGTATTCAACAACGTGATCGCTTGCACAGAAGATACGGATAAGCGATGGCAGCATGGCCTGTACGGTATCCCGTACGTCCATTGTCATTGCAGTGCTTCGGCCTTCCTGCTCATTGCCGAATGGCTCACCGTTATAATATTCCGCGGCTTCGGCTCGCCCTGGGCTTATCGTGTTATCGATGAAATCAACGGCGTCCTCGATTGACTCACTGACGATTGATTGTATTTCGTCTTCGCCGATCGTTTCTTCACTAACAAATTCTTCAGTTGTTTCGTTGCTGTAATCGCTCATATCGGGCTCATGTCTAGTAATGCTTTAGCGAGTTCTTTTTCTTTCTTACCCATCTTGTTGTAGCCCTTGCCCAGCAAATCGATAATCTTGCTATCCTGCGATGCGTCAACAACAGGCGCCAACAATCCGCCCAAGGCTTGCATGCCTTGATCGCTGTATTGCTGACCTAGTTGGGTTCTGGGTTGGTAGTCGAAAAATTGCTCAGTGTTTTGTCGCTGATTGGCTATGTCTTCAGCACTGAAGTTGACGCCCGGCACATAACGATCGCCCAGGTATCTCGCGACAGCACCTGGTGCCGATAGCACTGGTGCAACCATGCCGGATGCAGCATTTGCCCCTGCGTCTACGAGACCTGCTATTTTTTCACCGGCGCCAAGTAATCCTGCGCTCATCGCGGCAGTAGCGCCAAGTGCTTTGGGGTTTGCTGCGCCTTTCTGTTTTTTAGCTTGCTGCTGATAGTTGTATACACCATCGGCCCATTGATCATCGAAAACTTCGTAGAGCTTTGGGTTCATAACCAGAGAACCCGTTTTTTGCGCTTCAGTGAAAGGCTCGCCTGCCCGGTTAGTTTTTGTATCTAAATCAGCAAACGTCTTTGGGAACATAACGCGAGCAGGCACACTTTCATCTAAACCACCAATGTAATTGCCAGGTATAATCGTGTCATAGGATTTGTGAGGAGACCCTCCAATAACACTTGCATCAGGTTGCGCGTCAAACATGCTGAAGCCAGAACTACCAATTGGTAACTCAGCAATTTCTGGCTGCAAAATTTCTGAATGAACATCCTCTTTGATCGGAAAGCCTACATCCCTATGTCGCGCTTTTGACATCTCTTCAACGAAAACCGATCGCAACTTGCCAGCACCTTTCTGCGGATAATCACCGCGCCCCATAATTTGATCGAGCGCATCGGGATGATTAACACCGACCCAATCAGGGCGAGACTTTCTGAGCTCCTGGTCAAATGCTTTTACATCTCTCTTTTTAATCGGCAACGATTGTGCTTGCTGCAACATCGCTTTAGCCGGCGGAGTGCTAAAGTTGACTGCCTCTTTACCCATCGCATTGAAAATGCCGACAGGCTGCATACCAGTTTCGTCAGCGGCCAGTGCAAAGTTACTCTGTTTTTTCTTTGCGGCATCTAGCATCGATGCCCAGCCATAACCTTGCGGCTTGTAACGCAAACCGAAATTAGAACCGCCCTGAACATCCACTGGCACGTCTAAATCAACACCACCAATAGTTTCTAACGTCTTACCAGTAACGCTAGTATCACCGGCAACAGGAACACCAACCTTGCCGACCAGGTCAGCAACATCGAGAACATTTCTTTCGCCGATATCGATTGATTGTGTTTTGTTTTCTATGTCAGCGCGTATTTTTTCGCGAAAGCGGAAAGCCTTGTTGTCGCGCATCGCTTTGTCGTACTTGGTCATTGCCGATTTGACAGCACTAGGATTTTGCGCGCTTTGAGGCTTCAGCATGCCGATACGAATAAGGTTAGCCGGGGTCGTTAAAAACCCAGCTTCAGCCTCATCGGGAGTCGCGGCAGCGCCCAACAGACCGGCGCCTAGTAACCTACGAGCAGCAGCAGAGCTCATCTACTTAGCGGGCTTCTTTTTTTTGGGAGGAGCGGATTTCTTCTTTGGGGTCATCATCTGTTCGATGGCCTGGGCAGCATCGCGATGACCTTGTGGTCCGTTTTTATAGGGCTTCATTTGCACCACGCAATTTAAGAGGGATATCTATTTTCCCTCGTAAAAACTTGTTACATAACCCCTAGACCATATTTAGATTCCTGCGGATCGGCTTGTTCCAGTTGGTGCTGTTTGATCCACCGTGGATGACCGTGGCCGCCTCAACAGCAAACGTTAGACAAACAGCATCCGCCCTGTCGGGACTCGCCAGACCTCGCTTGCTCATCTCTGCTTTGGATTCGATTTGTAGCTTGCCGCTTGATGTGAATTTATATTTGATTGCGACCAACTCAGCCAGAAGATGATCATCCATTGGCATACTTACGTCCCGGGCTTCTAGCCAGGCTTTCAGCTTGTACCAGAGCTCCGCTCTGAGGTTGAGGTAAGTGCCGCGCAGTGATGGGCTTTCGGCAGTATTAACGCCCACGGCAGGCAATTGCAGCTCTCTCAATCGATCACAGACGCCACCACCAACACCGATTGAGTCTACGCAGATTGTTGCCGGCTGCGACCTGGGCAGGCAGCTTTCATACTCAGCAACAACCGCTCCGGTCAATTGCATCAGGTCGAGCCCGCGCCATGTTTCCATCGCTAGAATCTTACGGCCCTGGCGCTTGCAGAGTACGCTAGACGCACTCCCGAAGCGCGCAACGTCTAAGCCCCAGATAATCGGCTCATCGTCAGTTACCTGTACATCACGCTTCTGCGCGCTTTCAACGAGTTCCAGCGGGATAACAGTGTCATCGTCTCTAGCGGGGAAATCACCTAACACGCGGACCCGGTAGGCATTGCTCTCTTCGCCATATCTGACTTTCATCTCATCAACATATTCTTCAGAGACGAGTCCTGAGTCAACGCAGCTCACCTTTCTCGTCCACCACTCGCCTGCTTGACGATGATGCGTATCAAAGAAAAATCCTGACGATCGAGTTGGGTTGCCTAACAGGATAGTACTGGCGTTATGACCGGACATCGATCCCGCCGCAGCTTCGAAGACTTGCTCGGGAATACCTGATGCCTCATCGCATATAAGCAACACGTTATCGGAGTGTACGCCCTGGAGCGCTTCAGGTGTTTCTGCGCGGCTAGTTCGACAGCTTATGAATGCTTCACTGGGCGCAGCCTTATGACTTACGCGATCGCTCTTAACATCAAGGATTTCTTTTAGGGCGAGCGGCAGCTCATTAATCCAGCGCTTAACTTCAGCAAACAACGCATCGAACAACTGCGCGCTCGTTGGGGCAGTTACAACAATCTTGACGGGGTATCGAGTAATTAGAAACCAAAGCATCAGCCAAGAAGCGGCAGTCGATTTGCCGACACCATGACCGGACCTGATACTTAGTTTTCGCTCGCCATCGCAAACTGCTTTCATCAAGTCAGCTTGCCAGGCTTGCGGCTTTACGTTTAGGACATGCTCTACAAACGCGACCGGGTCATTCCGATAGCGCAGTAAAAACTCTTTATAGGGGTTTTCTTCTGCCATTAAGTGCTCGCTTAACTGCCATGTGTGATGTCGGCAGATCATAGAGCGCAGAAACTTGTTCCGCTATGGTGCGCAGGCTTTTACCTTGATGCTTCAGCGCAACCATCGTCGCGACAGCACGAG